GTTTGGGGTGCTCTTGAATCCTTAGCTGTGACCGCTCATCAATATAGAACTTGCTTTTATACTGAACAAGGTTTTATTGATAAAATCGATTCTAAGTGATTATATTGATCAAGTGGCACTCACATAAGGCCTTGGAGGTTCAATGAGCTATATAGACAATGAGCGCTCTCCTAAGCACATGAGAGCGCTTGCTCCTAGATTCGTGACCAAGGGTATCACCGGCACACAACTAAGCGGCGGAGTGATCACCGGCAAAGAGCAGAATGCACAGCTTACCGGTCTTAACTGGGTGAGAGAAGCTGAAGAGATGGTGAGGACTGACCCCATCGTGAGAAGGTCTTGGCATATGCTGAGACAAACTCTTCTCTCTGCTTCTTGGCGTTTTGAACCGGGTATAGAGGGAGACGCACAGTCTGAAGAGTTAGCGCGCTTCGCTAATGAGTGTTATGGTTTCGATGGTTTCTCGGGTCAGATGTCAATCTCTTGGGAGGATCAACTCTCCTATCTATGGGAGTTTGTCCCGCTCGGCTATCGATATGCTGAGGAGATCTATAGAGTAGGGCCGGACTCAGAAGGCAAGGTCAAGATATGGCTTGACCGATATGCTGACCGAGAACCAAGCGCTCACAACAGGTGGTTAAGCCGAGACAACCAACAGCTTGACGGCGTACTACAAAACATAGTCGGGTTGACCATCGCACCGGAGCCAATCCCAGCGAACAAGCTCTTGCTCCTCACACTGAACAAGACCGGATCTAACTTTGAAGGTGTCGGCATGTTGAGGAGTGTTTGGTGGTGGTGGCGTACTAAGCAGCGAGTCAGTAATCTCATGTGTGTTGGTCTTGATCGGTGGGCAGTGCCTACACCTAAGGTGACCGTCGATCGCTCACAAGCTGAGAGTCTAGGCTTGACGGATGCTGACATTGATTCAATGGTCGAAGATGCCGAGGCACAAGCACAGAGCTTTATAAGTGCCGAACAGAGCTATTTAGTTGAGAATGCTGCTGTGACTTTTGACACATACGCAGCTCAACCTAATCTATACGCTCAAGGGCCTCTTGAGATTATTACTAAGTGTGACTCTCAAATCTCAGCGGCCTTCTTAACTCAGTTCGCTGACCTTGGGAACACCGAGACAGGCGCGCGCTCTGTCGGTGAGATTCACCTCTCAGTCTTTCGACGTGCGGCTATTAATCTATGTGACATCGTAGCGTCACAGGTGAGCGGTGTTGACCGGCGTGGAGGTGGCACGATCGGCCGCTTGATTAGGTGGAACTATGGATTAGTCGATCCTTCCAAGCTGCCTCGATTGACTCACACCGGTCTTGACACTGATGATCTTGCTGAGTCTCTCGGCATGTTGCCCGGTCTGGTTCAATCCGGTCTCCTCACTCCAGACGATGAACTAGAGAGAGCGATTAGAGAAAGACTGGGCGCGGGTGATCTACCTGAAGACGCTCAACGCTCAGCGCTTGAGAGAACCGCAAGTCTTAAAGGCGGTGGAGGTGTTGCAGCTTTAGCGGAGAACCTCATCAAGAGGAGAAGAGCCAATGGCTAAGCGCACACAAGCACAGACACCGGCACCCAAGAAGGATCAAGTGAAGGGAAGCAAGGCGAATCCAAAGGGAAGCGCAAGCGGCGCAAGAGGTGGAATCAAGATTAGTGAGCAAGCGGTCAAGTCTCTTGAGAACATGAGAGATAAGCACAACGACCGATATAAAGCGAAGTCTAAGAAGGTCGACCTAGGTACATTGAAGGCCGTCTTCAGAAGAGGAGCAGGCGCTTTCTCTGTCTCCCATCGCCCAGGAATGACAAGAAATCAGTGGGCACTTGCAAGAGTCAAGACCTTTCTCAAGCTCGTCGGTACAGGTGAGCGAAAGAAGGCTTACACAACTGACCTTGATCTTCTCCCTAAAGGTCATCCTCAAAGGACAGAGAAGAAAGCGGAGACCTTAGCGGTTCCTGACAAGTATTCTCACATTGACTTCAAGCCACCTCAAGGCGTAAGAGACGCGGCCAAGAGAGCGCTTGAGGTAAGAGCAGATAAGCCGGAATCACAAAGAGGGATGACGGCCGTGGGTATCGCGCGCGCTCGCGACCTTATGAACGGTGAGACCTTATCACCGGAGACAGTCAAGAGGATGCTTGCTTTCTTCACTAGACATGAGGTCGATAAACAGGGCGCAACTTGGGACGAACAGGGTAAGGGTTGGCAAGCGTGGCATGGTTGGGGTGGTGATCCCGGCTTTGCTTGGTCAAGAAAGACGGTTAAGCAGATGAATGCAGCAGATGAGAAGGCGCAAGCGCTGAGAGCCTATGGTGAAGCGGTCATGCTTTCCGAAGCCTCACCCACCTATGATATCCCAGAAGGTCTCACCATTGGTAAACCGTTTAAGACTTTGGCTCTTGGTCAAGTGTCTTCACGGATGAACGGTACAGCCATAGGCAAAGAAATCAATCATGAGCTTCTTAGCGAGATGATCCGAGTCTATAGAGAGCGGCGTGAAGCTGATCCTGTGATCATTGATTGGCAGCATGCAACATCTCCCTTTCAAGGCGGTCACCCTGCACCACCTGAAAGCGGTTCAGCGCTCGGCTTGATCGTAGACCTTGAGCTTAGAGAAGATGGTCTCTATGCAACACCGGCTTATAATGAGCGCGGCCTTGATGTGGTCAAGAATGCCGGTGGGATCTTGTGGAGTTCTCCAGAGTTCCTAAACGGTGAGGTCTACTCACGCGATGGCGGCTCCAAAGTGGGAGACGCTCAACTTCTAGCAATCACCCTCACACCTCGCCCAGCTCAATCTAATGACAAGATTGGGCGAGTAACTCTAAACGAAAGGACATCATTGATGGATAACATCAACGAGTTGTCTGTTGAAGAGCTCCGCACGATGCTTGTCGCTAAGGACGAGATGGTCAAAGAGCTTGAACAGAAAATGAAAGACATGATGGAAGAGTCTGAAAACTCCATGATGGAGAAGAAAGACGACGACAAAGAAGAGAAGATGGCAGAAGAGAAGGAAGATGAGAAAGAGCAAAAGCTCGCTCACACTCCGGATCATGAAGAGAAGAAGGAGGAGAAGAAGACTTATAAGATGTCTGAAGCTCTCACCGAGTCAACTCTTCTCTCTGAAGTTCAATCTCTTCGTGAGAACAACGCTAAACTCTCTGAGCGTCTTGAGGTTATCGAGTCAGAGAAGCGCGCTGTCGAGCGTCGTGAAGCGGTCAATACTCTTCTTAACGAGGGCAAGATTCAGCCTTCAGAAGTTGAAGTGGCTGCTAAAGCGTGGGAACTCCGAGAGCTTCAATCTGAATTTTGGCAGATGTTTAGCGAACGACCATCCAACAGCGCAGTCCCACTCGTAGAGGTCGGACACGGCGCAAGCGGCCAAGAGATCAACAAAGCAAGCCTCGACCAAGAGGTGCGCAATCTAGCAGCTGAGAAGAGCGTCTCTTACTCAGAAGCGCTCAACCTATTCCGCGAGTCAAACCGCGATTACTACAACAAAGTTTTTGGAGGCTGAATCATGGCTAACACAGACAACATTATTTCATTCGTCGCGGCTGAAGCTATTACTGAGTATGCACTTGTAAGCGTTAACAATGACGGCAAAATCGTCATCACGGATGCAGCTACTGACACACGATGTGTTGGCGTAGCTCAGCGTGCGTGCTCACTCGGTGACTCTGTTGAAGTTAAGGTGAGCGGCCTTACTCGCGTTATTGCCGGCAATACTATTGCCAACACCGTTTCACTCATTATGGCTGACACCGGAGGAAAGGTTATTCCGCACACTGGAAGCACCAAGTACTCAATCGGTCAAGTGATCCCAAATATCAATCAAGCCTCTTCAGCGGCTAATGATCAGATCTTCATTAACTTCTCCGGTCCTCAAAACCTAATCCCTTAAGAGGTGAAACATGGCTAGTTCATATAGTAATCTACATCCAGTAGACCAAATCTTAACAGGACTCGTACAAGAGGCGGTTCCTAGTGATAATCAACTCATCGCTGATAAGGTCTTTGAGACCATCACCATCCCTGAGCGAAGCGGAACTCTCCTCGTAGAAGAGACTCGTAACTTCATGGGTGCAGGTGCAGGCCTTGACCTTCAGCGCGCTCCCGGTTCAAGCCGTGCTTCGATCGGTGGTTTTGATCGCACAAGCCAAACATTCAAGGCTTTAATCTATGGCGCTCAAGACTCTATCGCGATGGAAGACATCTTTGATTCTCAGTATCCAGGCAGCGAAGAGCAAAGGCTTGCTCGTAAAGTCGCACGCGTTGTTAAGCTCGCACGTGAGAAGCGCGCGGCCGATCTCCTCTTTGGTACTGCGAACTTTAATGACAACAACTCTACTGCTGAGTTCGGTAGCAAGTTTAACGCGGCCGGCGCTACTCCTCTTGAGTTCTTACACACTCTAAAAGACACAGTCTTTGAGGCGGCTCACGGAATCAACCCCGACTCTCTCATTCTTGGTCGCTCACTCTTCCGAGAGCTAGCGCGAAATGCAGAAGTAAGAGGCGTGATCAGTGTTGGCACTCCGGGCTTTGGTGTTGCGAGCGGTGACCGGGTTCTTAACGATGAGGTTGTTATCGGTGTACTTCGTGACGTGCTTGGTATTCCTAACATCTTCGTTGGTCAAGCTCGTCAAGATACAGCGGTTCCAGGTGCGACGTCTTCAGAGTCTTACATCTGGACTGCTGATAGTCTCTTCATGGGTATCCTCAAGGGATCGGATGCGATTGTTCAGAAGAGCGGTAACGTCAAGGGCATGCCTGTTGCAGCGCTTAACCTCTCTTATAGCAATATGGTCGCCGGTCAATATGACTCACTAGATAAGACTCGCCGTTATGTCTACGGTGAAGAAGTCGGCACTTATCACGCGGTTGACTCGACTCTTGGTCGCATCATTACAGATTGCCTCTAAGAGATGGCGTGTCAATGTGGCGCATCACCTCAGCTTCTTTCTGAAGTTGACGCCGATGAGGAAGCGATTGCAGACCTAACCCGACAGGCTAAGAGTCAGTCGGGACCGATCGCCACATTGACAAGAGCTAGACGCGATCAACTCAAAGCTGAAGTTTCAGCTGAGAGAGCTTTTGCTAGGTCACTGACTAAGGCGAGAGCGCAACTATTAGAGACAGTAGGAGCGGCCATTGAAGCGGCCTCACCTCTGACTCTTCTTAATCTAGATGATGAGCAGCTACTTGAGTTCATCCTTCAAGGGGGGCTTGGACTCGCAGTAGATGACTTCATCGAACAACAGGAAGCAATCAAAGAGGCAGCAGAGAGAGCGATGAAAGCGGTTCAACCCGACTTTGGGTTTAACCAAATCACCTCACAGCTTGACAGCATTCAAGCAACAGCGGCTCAAAGCGTCTTTGATGATGTAATCCTCCCTGACTTCAAGCGCTCGATTAATGAGAGCTTGAGAGATCTCTTAGTTGACGTTCCCACTAATATCGTCATGAGCAATCTTGAGCAGAGATTGAAGCGATCAGAAGGAAGACAACTCACTGAGGTCAAAACAAGAATCTCTCAATATGGGAGAGGGATCACAGCGGCGGCAGCGGAAGCGGCTGACATGAGCTACTATTTATACACCGGACCCAAAGACGGAATCACTCGCCCATTCTGTCGTCGGCTTGTTGACTTGGTTGTAAGCAAGTCGCAGATGAAGCGCTTAAATAATAACCAAGGCTTGAGCGTGTCAACCGGTGGAGGCGGCTATAACTGCCGGCATAGTTGGTCACCTGTGACTAAGGGCTTCATTGAAGCGGCCGGACTTACAAGGGCTAAGTCTTCCGACATATCCAAGGCTAACTCAGCAGCAAAGAGGAAATGATGAGAAAAGCAATTACAAGCCAAGCCTATCTCTTTGAGTGGAACTCACCTAGTCCATTAAGTGGAGCTCCAACTCTTAGCCTCACCGGGGGAGCGCTCGCATATAGTGAAGCGATGACACAGAGCAGAGCTAATGTCACAGTCTCAGCCATCGCAGCAGACAGAAGGACATTGACCCTCACCGGAAGCGCTGACTCTCTCCACCGAGATCAAGCCAAGGGCTACCTTGTCACAGATGGCGATACATGGTTTAGCGTGACGATTAGCAGAGTAGTGGGGACCTCAGCTATCTTAGCGGAACCTCTGCCGCGTGAGATCGACCTAAGCACCAACGCGACTCTAGTCTTTTCTATGTACTATGCGACGGTGACGACCGCAGCGGTGACAAGTGTCAGCGGATATTATTCCTACTCAGTAGCATATTCAGCTGATCAAGGTTCACAGAATCACAGCAAGATTGAGCGCGGTACTCTCAAAGTCACTCCTAAGCCTTTCGACACTGGGCTTGACCATGATGAGTTTGTAGCTACTTTTGCAAACCTTGCCGACATGATCCCACGAAGACAGTCTGACTTCTCAGCACAGATCAAAGCTAGTCTTGACGAGATTGCGCTGATGATTAGGAATCACTTGAGCGCGGATGACTTAACAGAAGATGAAGTCTTCAACGCTGAGAGCTTCAAGCTCGCTCATGCTTATTGTGCAGCGGCTAGAGTTTATGAGTTAGCGCTTCAGCTTGATGTTGCAGCCGCGATGCGTGCAAGGTGTGAGGAGCTGCTTGACTCCGCTCTAAGCTCAGTGACTCTTGATATTGATGGTGATGGAATCATTGATAGCAATGAAGAGAACCTCTCTAAAGTCGGTGGCAGTGCTCGCGACTTCCGCGCATCATGGCGCTTCTTTAATAAGAACGAATACGACAAGCGCTTCACACCTAAGCGAGGGATGAGGCACTAATGAGCGCTAAGGTGAATCTTAATCTACCGGCGAGTCTTTGGACTGCTAGAGACTCGCAACAGCTAGCTTTTAATACTGTGGCTATGATTAAGATTAGAACCGGGAAAGGGCTTGACGCTGATGAGAAACCGTTTAAGGGCTACTCTACTAATCCCATCTCAGTGTCAAAGAAGGGTGCGCGTCTTACACCCAAGGGCGGCCGGCCATCAAGCACAGGTGAAACAGTCTACTATGCTAAAGGGTACAAGCAGTATAAGAACGAAAGTAGACGAAGAGGCGGATCAGGTGACAGCGCAGAAGTTGACCTAGTTTTAAGTGGAAATATGCTTAATAACTTTGTTGTACAAGAGGCCACAGATGAAGGCTTTGTTTTAGGTCTCACTAAGCATGCTCAATACGGTTACTATGTGAACGAAGATAGAGAGTTCATAGGAGTGAGTGACCGTGAAGTTGACATACTCGCTAGAGCTGTTGAGATCGATATAAGGAGGAAGCTCAAATGAGCCAAGGTATTTTCTCAGCGCTGACCTATCTAGAGAACCTAGTTCAAGGGATCACACCAAAGACTGACTTGCATCATGGTTTTGTTGCCATCAATAGAGGCGGCGGCTTGACTGCTACCCTTGAAGATAGACCCAACTCAACGCGATATTTTGAGCTAGCTCTTGATGGTCTCGCTCAAGATGATGGCGCGGCCGGTCTTAGTGGTCGCAAGCGCTGTCGGGTTAACTGTCGAGTGAGATATGACGTGCCACATGATCCCGGCTTTATGACTCGGCAAATCAACGAAGACGCGGCCGACCTCATCAATACTCTCAAGGGTCCTCAATATTCATTAGCTACAACAGGCATACTGAGCTTGATCCCTTATGAGGCTCAGTTAGAATCCATTAATGATGCACAAGGTGACCGCTTCGCTTATATCCTTGTCCTTCCCTTTGATCTTCTTTATCTGGAGGCTTAATCATGGCAGTGACTCACCGCTCCCTATCAATCGCCGTCGAGAGTTCTTTTGGTTCGCTCAGCGCTTCTACCGGTCTTCCTTCTAACTCCGGTTTAACTTATATCTCCATCCCCTGTGAGAGAGACCCCATCATTATCGCCGGTGAGCCGGTGGCAAGTGAGCGGAATGACGCGCGTGATGGTTCGTACTTTGTACCACCTGAGCCGGATACTGTTTACTCAAGCGGTTCTCGTGTTCGTCGTCGAACCG